CCATTTTATGGGAAGAAAATGAAAAATATTATTTATATTACCATTTTATGGGAAGAAAATGAAAAATATTATTTATTTATATTGTTTATTTATATTGCTATTTTCTGGGATGAAAATAAAAAAATTGATTATTAATATAATTATAGAATATATTATTAATTAAATAATGGCTTTGAAAAGATTGCAAGCAGAATACAAACAATTAATTAAAGAACCAAATTATATGTTTAATATTATTCCTTCTGAAAATAATTTTTTTGTTTGGGATGTATTATTATTTGGTCCTGTAGATACACCATTTGAAGGTGGTATTTTTAAAGCACAATTATTTTTTCCAAATGAATACCCGATTAAACCTCCTGTGTTTAAGTTTATTACAATAATACCACACCCTAATTTTTATATAGATGGTAAAGTTTGCATAAGTATTCTACACGATGGAGTTGATGAATTTAATTATGAATCACTTGCCGAAAGATGGATACCATCTCACAATGTTAGTACTATTTTAATGAGTATTATTACATTATTTGCATCGCCAAATTTTGATTCTCCTGCTAATATAGATGCATCTATAGAATGGAGAAATAATTGGACATCTTATAAAAATAAAATTTATAAACTTGTAGCAACAACACAAAAATAATTTAAAAAATTATTATATAAAATTAATGAATTAATTATATTTTATATAATATATTATAATGCTATTATTAATAATTATAGTTATATTATTAGTTTATTTATTATTTGGAAAACAATGTTTTAATATTATTGATAAATTCTCAAATACTAATAAACAAAGAAAATGTTGTTTAATAAAAAAAGAGTATGTACAAGATGACACTAGTTTATACAAGGGAGATTTTAAATATAAATATAAAGAATTACATAATGACGAATGTAATTTTAATTTATATGAGCAAAATTCATCACAACAATTATTTATAGACGGAGAGAATGATTGGAGTAATAGTATGTGTAATGAAGAAAATAAACAAGTAGGATCATGTAGAAAGAATAATAGAGAATGTGTTGATTTTCTTCAAAAAAAAGATTGTGATAAATATTATATGGATTGGTATGGAAATTCTTGTCAAAATGAAATACCATTTGAATTTAAAGATACAACGCCCAAGATACCATATATTGATGATATTAATCCTACACTAATTAAATCTAATAAAATAGTTAATGATTTATTCCCAAAAATAAATGAAAAAACACATAAAATCTTAACTCAATATCCTACTCATAAAGATAAATAACTTTTATTTTTTTATATAATTAGTATATAATTTGAAAAAAACATTTCTTATCATATCAATATTATTTTTATTTTTATCATCTAATAATTTTTTATTAAGAACTGATAGTTTAATATATTCGTTATTATGATAAAATGACATTGTATCTATTATAATATATTTATTATAGTCAATCATAATATTATATCTTAAAGCCTCAGCTATTAAAGTTTTCAAATGAAAATCAATATTATGACTAATAATAAAATGTACTTTTTTTATATTATTTTTAAATTCACTCATAATGATTTCAGGATCAATCCCTTTTTCTTCAGCGTCTTTTTGAGTGATACCATGAACATTTATAGATTCTTCTGATATATACATTGATCTAGGTTTTGCAATTTTAACTACTTTCATTTCACTTATAAATTCATTATTTTTCATATAACCAATTTCATATGTAAGTCTAACTAATCTAGCAAAACAATATAGATTTTTTTTAGAAACATCATCATTAGTTTGATGTAAATTATTAGTATCAGTATGGAAAAAACATAATCTGGACATATATTATAATTAAAGATTATGTATGTTTATATATATATTATTCAATTATTATATCATTATAAAACAAATCTGTGTATATATAAATATATAAGAATGGAAACACAATTATATCCCGAAAATAACTATGGTAATTGTGAATATAAAAGACACTTAATAAATCTAACTAGTTATAGATTTGAAAAATTAGTAACACAAATGCAATGGCGTTTATTAGAAGGTCATAATGAAGCTATTTATTATTTAGGTGTTAATGATAATGGAACATTATATAACTGGACAAAAAAAGAACAAAAAGAAACAATGAAAAACTTTAGAAATATATTACAAAAAAATAAAGTAAATACTTTAGAATTAAAATAAAAAAATTAGATATATATAATAATTATATATTTTAAGGCATAATAATAGGTACTCCATAAACATATGGTAAGCTATTGTAATATAATGTACTATTAGGATTCCAAAATCTTAAATCAGATAAACTTAAATTATTTTGTACTACTGGAATTGAAAAATTATTAGGTACTTGAAATACATCAAACCCAACACGATTACGAGTGTCTGTTTTACTATATTTCATATTTATTCTATATCTCTGTTCTTGATCTGCTAAGAAAATTTCTCGTAATTGGAGATTATAGTTTAATTTAACAAAGTTTTTTATAGCATCGCCATAAGAATCACCATATATTACTGTATTGATAGGATATAATACTTGAAAATTATTCATTTATATATATTAACATTAGAAAAAATTAAATATTTTATCTTTAATATAAAATGTTAAAGATAAAATAGTATATATAATTATACCAATTATGGGCATAAAAAATTTACTAAAATTTTTATATAATTATCCAGATATTATAAAAGAAAAAAATAGAAGTGAATTACATGGTAAAAAGATTGCGATTGATATATCAATATTATTATATCAATCTGTAATATCTATACGTAATAGTGGGCGTGATATTGTAAATAAGAAAGGTGAAATTATATCACATATAGTAGGATTATTAAATAAAACATTAGTATTAATAAATAATAATATCATCCCTATTTTTGTATTTGATGGAAGACCACCAAATATAAAGAAAAATATATTAAATATTAGAAGAGAGTTGAAAAACAAGGCATCAGTCCAATATGAACAAGCTGACAATAAAGAAGATCAAATAAAATATTTTAAAAGATGTGTTTCAATTACAAAAGATCATATGAATGATTGTAGAGAATTATTAGCATGTATGGGTATACCTTTTATTGATGCTATACAAGAAGCTGATTCAGAACTAGCTATTCTATGTAAAAATAATCTAGTATATGCTGTATTAACTGAAGATATGGATATATTAACATTCGGATCTCCAAAAATTATTAAAAATATTTTATCATTTAATAAACCTTTAATTGAAATAAATTTATGTGATATATTAAATAATTTGAAATTAAACTATGAAGAATTTGTTGAGTTATGTGTATTTTTCGGTTGTGATTATTGCCCCCCACCAATTAAAAATTTAAATATATCAAATAATCAAATATATGATTTATATAAAAATAATAAATTAGAAATATTCAATAGATTAAATATTAATAAAAATGATTATAGTACTGCAAAAAAATACTTTATTGATTGTCCAAATAATAATATTAAAGAATCATTAGAATTAAATCCTCCAAATATAGATAAGTTAATTGATTTATTGGTAGGTAAATATAATTTATCATATAATAAGACTATATCAAAAATTAATAAAATAATAGCTTTTTATAATAAATATAGAAAGTGTTGACTAAACTAATTATCTTTAATTGTTTTACAAAGTTATTTAAATAATAAATATTATTAGTTATTAATGATTAATACCAAAGATTTAAATAATTATATTAACTATATTAAAAATAATAATAAAAAAAGAAAATTTTCCGAAGATGATTTATATTCCGAATTAGTTAATGAAGCAGTTGAAGTTATTATTAATGATATACAAAATTTGGTTTCTAGTGATATTATTAATATTATTAGTAATAAATGTGAAGAATATAAAGATAATAAATATATGATTAATGAAGACAACACAATGACAAAAGAAAGGAAACTATATAATATCGCTTTATATTCACTTATGATTGAAATTATTAATAACTATTTGTCATCAGATATGGAAACTAGTTTTAATAATTATTTATTAGATATTCAAGATAATTTATATAATAATTATGATACAAGTTCTAATAAGAAACCTAAACTAATCCCTATTGCAACATTCCCTCTTGACACATTTTTAAATATGTTAACATCAATTAATAAAATTATTCCCAGTAAGACTAAATATTCTGATGACGATGAAGACGATCCAGATTATGAACCTTCTGATAATACAGATAATACAGATAATACAGATAATACAAATAATACAGATGATAGTGGACCTGATACAAAAGTATATAGTACTAAACAGAAACAAAATAATAAATTAAGACCCATTATACAAAAACAGAAACCAAAATCTCATAAAGAATTTATTAAAGAAATTTTTAAAAATTCAGGAACAGATAATGATGAAAAAGACATTGCTAAATATTACTCAAAACTATCAAATAAAGACCAAAATGATTTATTTTCTAAACTTGTTGAAATTAATAACTATAAAAAAGTAGATAAACCGAAACTTGTTGAAATTATGTCATTTCCTATTCCTGTAAGTCAGAAGAATTATATTATGAAACAGTATATCACACTACTTAACTCGCATCATCCTGATAATAAACTAAGAACATGGGTTGATTCTGTATTATCATTTCCATTTGGTAAATATAAAGGTATTGATCTTAAAAATATTAATTCACAAGATCAAATTCAATCATTTTTAACTAATCTAGAAACAATTATGGATACTGCTGTATGGGGTCATACAGATGCTAAAAGACAAATTATTCAAATGATGGGACAACAGATTCGTAATCCTGATGCTAAAGGAAATGTACTAGGTATTTGGGGACCTCCAGGAAATGGTAAAACGACGCTAATTAAAGAAGGTATTGCTAAAGCAATGGGTAAACCATTTGTTTTTATTTCTCTAGGCGGAGCAACCGATGCATCATTTTTAGAAGGTCATTCTTATACATATGAAGGATCTATTTATGGCAGAATTGCGAATGGTATTATTACAAGTGGTTGTATGAATCCTATTATTTATTTTGATGAATTAGATAAGATTTCTAGAACTCCAAAAGGAGAAGAAATTACAAATATCCTAGTTCATCTAACTGATCCAGCTCAAAATAGTCATTTCAGAGATAAATATTTTCATGGTATTGATATTGATTTATCTAGAGCAACAATTATCTTTAGTTTTAATAATATTTCAAATGTAAATCCAATTTTACTTGATAGAATTACAACCATTGAAACAAAATATTTAATGAAACCACAAAAAATTCATATTGCTCAAAATTATCTTTTACCAGTTATTCTAAAAGAAACAGGATTAAAAAATGATGATATTAAAATTAGCAATAAAATTATTAATAAACTAATTGAAAAATATACAAGAGAAGGAGGTGTGCGTAAATTAAAATCACTATTGTATAACATTGTTCGTGAAGTAAATCTTGCTAATCTAATGAATTCGGATGTATTAGATGCAAAAGTTAATTTTCCTATTAAATTAAATCATAACCATATTAAAGTGTTTATGAAATCTAAGATACCAATTCAACCTGAAAAAATTCATAGTGAATCAAAAGTAGGTTTTATTACGGGTATGTACGCTGGTTCTCTTGGTGTTGGTGGAATTCTTCCAATCCAAATTGTATGGGTACCAACTCATAATCCAATGACACTAAAAGCAACTGGTAACCTAAAGAAAGTTATTAAAGAAAGTACAGAAGTTGCAACAAGTCTTGCATGGAATCATTTAGATGAGAAAACTAAAACTGAATATCTAGCAGCATGGAAATTGAAACCACAAGGGTTTCATATTCACTGTCCAGATGGTGCAATTCACAAAGATGGACCGTCTGCAGGCACCGCTCTAACTGTTGCATTATATTCTATTCTACTTAATAAAAAAGTTAGGAATGATATTGCAATTACAGGTGAAATTACTCTAGATGGTAAAGTAACCGCAATTGGAGGGCTAGAAGAAAAACTAGTAGGAGCAAAAAAAGCAGGTGTACGACTAGCGCTAATTCCTAAAGAAAATGAAATACATCTTGAAAAAGTTAAAGAAAGAAATAATAGTCTTCTTGATGATAATTTTAATGTTATTACAATTGAAACACTAGATGATGCATTAAAATATAGTTTAGTATAAATAATATGTAAAATAAAAAATATATAATACTATAATATATAAATGGGAAATAATAATACTAAAACTAGTGAAGATAATAGTGACTCTAATTGGAATGGCGGAGCGAAGGAAGGAGCAAGAAAAGCAAGCCCATTATCTGCCAAAAACACCAGCAAAAACACCATATCTTTTACTACTTTAAAAAAAATTGATAATATTATTAATTATAAATAATAATTAATAATGCTAATGTCTTCTGAATATAGATTAATTGATTTGATTAATGATA